ATTGACAAGGCCGGTCTGTGTCGAAGTTTGCGCGAAGGCAGAGAGGGGGATGACGAGCAGCGCCGCGCACGCCGCACTGGTCATCGCGATCCGCTTGATGTTCATTCGAGACGATCCTTGTTTTTCGTTGCTGAAAAGGGGGGCGGATTGGCCCGCCCCCACAAGGATTAGGGAGTAGCGGTGATGCCACCCACGCCGGTCGCGGTGCCCCCGGTCGAACCCGAGGCTGCCGCGCCCGACACTCCGATCAGGGCGGAGCCCGAGGTCACGGACGAACCGGACGAAGACGAGGACGTCCCCGTACCAGCCGCCGCGCCGAGGCCGAAGGTCGCCGTGTTCGGGCCGATCTGCACGCCAGCGACGCCGCCGGCCGCAGCGCCCGTCCCGGTCGCCGTCGTCTGGTTGGTCGTCGTCCCGCCGGCCGCCGAGAGGCCGAGCGCGAAGGAGGCGACCTGCCCCTGATTGAAGGCCGAGGAGGAGCCCTGGCCGCCGAAGGTAATCGAGCCCGCGAGCGCAGGCAGAGAGAGCGCCAGCACCGCTGCGCTGGCGAGGAGGATGCGTTTCATGTGGGTGTACCTCTAAAGGCGCACTGTTCGCGCCCGTGTGGAGGATACCCCGTTGCCCTGCCGTTAGCATAGCCGCACCGCCGCCACAGTTTGCCAAATAAAAAGCCTAATTCCGCACCGTCCCGTTCGACTTTCGTTCATACCCAATAGAGGGCGATGGCCACGAACAGGCCAACCGCCAGCACCGCGCTCGCGAGGCAGAGCAGGACGCCGACCCATTCGAGGTCTTTGTCGTCCTTCACCCGAGCGCGATGCCTCCGAATTTCGCCAGCACAACGATCAGCGCGATCACTCCAACGCAGATGATGGCAATCTTGACCCATCGATTGAGGGGCTGAGGGATAGGGATCACGTCGCATAGCCAATAGAAGAGGGCTATAGCGAGCCCGATGATCAGCAACGTGATGAGTGCCGTGATCATAATACATCCTCTTCTCCGAGTGCTTTCTCCAGAGTATCGGCGTACTCGCGCATCCGCTGCCGAACATGCCTTCCCATCGCGGCAGAGACCTTGTCGACAAGGCCGGGAAAAGCCTTGGTTGCCGACGCGATCTCGCTCGCCGTCGGCGGCCGAAACATCTCCTCCGGATAGGCATCAGCCCACTGGCGGAGGTTGCGAATGACGTCCTCGATAGCTGCACGGTTCACCGCAACGCACCCGAGTAAGGAGGCCGGGGCCGGAGCCCCGGCCGTTAGCATCAGCGACGCTGCGGCGGCTGCCCCGGCTTCGGGGCTCCCATCGGCGTCGGGACCGGGTTCGGCTTCGTCGAGGCGCCCGGCGGGAGACCCTGATCGGGAGCGCCCGGCGAGCCCGGCGGCAGCCCCTGATCGGGATGCTCGCCACCACCCTCCGGCGGCTCGACTTCGGCATCGCCCGACGGCTGCGTCCAGGCCCACATGCACTGCCCGCCGAGGGCGATCAGGACCCACTGGCCCTTGCCGTCGTCCACAGAGGCCGGCGGCGACCCGATCTGGCTCTGGCTATAGGCCGGCAGCGGCTGCGGGCCGCCCGGATAGGCCGGCAGATGGGCAGGGCCCCCCGGATAGGACGGAAGCTGCCCGGCGCTGCCGCCCGGCGGACGCGGCCAAACCTGCGGCGGCTGCGGCGCGATGGGGTGCGTCGGCCGCCCGCCCGAGCCCGGCAGCCCCTGATCGGGACGGTGCCCGCCGCCCGGCGGGTTCGGCCAAATGCCCGGAGGCGAGCCCGGCAAGCCCTGATCCGGATAGTAGCCGCCGCCCGGAAGCCCCTGGTCGGGATAGTAGCCGCCACCCGGCAGGCCCTGATCGGGGCTACCGCCGCCGACGGCGCCGACGACCTGAATAAGATACAACTGACCCATTGCGCTCTCCTCTCCTATGCTGCCGACATGGCAGCGTTCACTTACCACTCGTTGCCGCTGCGTCGCGCTCTCTAAGTGCGCCCTTCAACATATTTGCTTCCGTATGCGCGATCTCGCAGGCTGTCCGCGCTTCGGTGATGTTCGGCGACGTCCCCGGCGAGCGGATGGCGATCATGTGCTCCATCTGCCCCCGGCTCTCGTAGCCGACAGCGACCGTCCATTTGTCCCCGAGGCCGACGACGTTCCCCGAGATGACGAGGCACGGCACCTCCATGTCGATCACATGCGCCGTCGACATGAACTCGTGCCGAAAGGACGGATCGGTCATGAAGACGTAGGCGAAGTAGGACGGGATCGCGATCAGCACGAGGATAGCGAGCGTCAGCATGTTCTGCACGGTCAGTCCGCGCACAAGCTCCGCGATGCCGCTGATCATGCCGAGCCGGCCGTTGCCGTTCCGGTACGGCTGTTGTGGGGGAGGGGCAGGGTTCGTCATGCATCAGCCTAGCCACTTCACAGTGCAATAAGAGTTGGCGGCGAAAGCCAGCGTCGGTGTCACGACGGAGCCGTTGATGAGCCGGAACTTCTGCACCCGCTGCGTCCCTGCCGGGACATTGGTGTAGTTGAACGAGAGCACCGTCCGCGTTCCAAGGGGCGCCGTGTTGCGATAGGAGGTGGCGTGCGCGCGGCACCCGATGATCGTCGTCGCCGTGACCAAGCCCATCTCGGCGATGAAGCTCTGCGGGACATTGAGGTTGTCGCCGCCAAAGCCCAACTGCATCGACGGCGCCGCAACCGCGCCCTGCGTGCCGTAATAGGGCGAGGTGCCGCTGTCGTGGTACATCGCCATCACCGTGTATGGCGTCGACCCGGCGATGTAGTTCGTCCCATCCGTGGAGATATGCAGCCCCGGCAGTCCTGACGCCGAGCCGGTATAGACCGAGCCATTGATCTGCACGCCCTTCGCGAACGAGGGCACGATGAACTCTTGCTGCAAGAGCCCGTCGAGAACGAACGTGCGCTCTGTCGGCCGCCAGACGCCGTTGACGCGCGTGTACTGCCAGCCATCGGCGGGCGCTTCGGGCACAGTGCCGTTGGTCTGCGGAACCTCGCCGCCGAGCCACTTGATGCGCAGCCATGAGCCGGGGCCGAAATTGCCCGACGTGAGGAGGAAGCGCAGCGCCTTGACCTGCAATCCCGAGCCCATCGGCGCACCGCCGAGAAGGTCTTGCGACCAGTAGGTCAGATAGCCGGCGCTGGCGGTCGAGTTGTAGTTTTTCGCGTAGCTCTTGCTCGTGATGTATTGCGTTGACAACGCCCGCGCGAGGATCATCTCGGCGTTGACGTTGATCGGGTAGGCGCCATTGTTGCCGGTCGCCGAAAGCGTGAAGCCCGTCGTGCCTGCCCCGGCATACGTGATGTAAGCCGACGCGCCGCCCTGCGAGTTATGCTGCGCGCCGCTGTAGATGTAGTCCGATGCGCCCGCGAGGAAGGTCGTGCCGTCCATTGACACGCGCGCCATGAGATAGGCGGTGTTGCTGATATAGATGGCGCCGTTGATCTCGCAGCCCTTCGCCCACGCCGGCACTTGCACGTCGAGGGTCGCCATCCCGTCGCAGATAAAGAACTGCTCTGTCGGCGTCGGGATCGCCGGCCCGCCGGACCAGCCGACGCCGTTGAACACGTAGCCGTTCGATACGTCGCCGACAGCGGGTGAGGCGGGAAAGTCGAACATCAGTACGCCCACTCCAGATCGACATAGCTGTCGAACATCGTGCCGGTGCCGCTGTGACAGCCGAAGCTCAAAGCTTTGATGGCGTTCGGCGCCGCGCCGAAGTTGGCATTGTTCCAAAACTGAATGAGGCTCTGGTAATGCGCCGCTGCCTGAAGCGACGAGCCATATGAATGCCCTTGGAAAGAATTACCCTGCCGGACGAGGTTCATCGAGCCGTCGATACGGCAACCGAACAGCGCCGTGGTGTTTTGAATGCCGAGGAGCGCGAACGCCGCTGCCGTCGTCGGGAGGTTCGTCGCAGCCGCGCTGGAGCTTGGGAAGTAGGACCCGGAGTAGCCGTAGTCCGATGCACCCGCGAGGAAGGTCGCTCCGTCGAGCGAGCAGCGTAGCGTCGGCTGGATCGATGTCGCCGAATTGTTAAGCGCGATCAAGCCCGAGAACTTCACCGCCCGCGCGCCGACCGGCACGGCGACCGGCGCACCGACAGCGGCGCTCACGCCGTCGAGATTGAGCGTCTGGCTCTTCAGCCGCCAGAGGCCGTTGCGCATGACGTACTCGTTGCCGTCCTGCGGCGGCAGGATCAGGTTAGAGTTGACCTGCACCCATTGCACCGAGTTGCCATCGTTGAAGCGCACCCATAGCGCCCCGGTGTTCGACTGCCACCACATCGACTTTTCGGCCGGCGTCGGCGGCGCCGTGTCGCTGATCTCGATGGTGACGCCGCCCGTCGGCCCGGCCGTGCCCGGAGGTCCCTGCGGCCCTTCCGGCCCTGGCGGTCCCTGCGGGCCGATGTTGCCCGACTGCATGTTCCACGCCGAGCCGTTCCATTGGAAGACCGACGTCCCCAGTGTGACGGTCTGACCGTTCGTTGGATTGGCGGGGAAATCGAATGCCATCACAGCCCCGCCAGAATAAACATCGCCATCTCGTCATAGCGCACGCCGTAGCGCACGCCGTCGGGTTCTTCCCACTCCTCCTCGATGGTATTGCCGTCCTCGTCCCGCACGGCCGGGTGATAGATCACCTTCGGGTCGACGCAGAAGAGGCCGTAGTTGCGCGCGTCGAGCCCTTCGGCGGCGAATGCCTCCATGACCCGCTGCGCGATGATGCCGGTGTGCAGGCGCGCATCGGCACCCTTCTCGTCGACGCGGTCCTTCCAACGATACATGCAGATCAGCGGCTTCAGGGCGCGAGCGACGCGAAGCTCCGCCTCGTCGAGCGGCCGGATGTCCTGCTTCTCATTCTCGTCGGAGGTGTTGATCGTGCCTGTCGTCGCGAAGACCGTCGTGAAGCGATAGGAGCCGGTGCCGAGGGCGCAGCTATTGTCCACGAGGCTGCGGATGATCGTCGGCTCCAGACGGAAGCGCGTCGTGCCGCTGTAGGCGAACTCGAACAGGGCGCCGCTCGGGATCGTCCATGTGTTGCCGCCACCCCAGCCGAGGATGTAGTTTGCGTTGACCTGCATCCCTGAAGCAGCTTGGATATAACCGCCCGTGGTGATGGTCCCCGTGACATAGATCGAGCCGTTGCCGTAGAGCGAATAGCCGCCCGCGTAGCCGAGGATGCCGTAGATGCTGCCCGCACCCTGCCCATAGACGCCGCCGCCCGCGCCCGCGTTCGCCCCGAAGAGAGCATAGGTGCCAGCGCCGCCATTGATGGACGCCGAGATCACTGCCGTTGACGAGACCGTTCCCGTCAGCGCACCGCCGGCCAGCGGCAGATAGCTGCCGAGCGCCGCGTCCATCTCGCCAACGTCGACGAAACCCGAGATATCGAACCACGCGCCGTCTCTGCGGGCGTAGGGCTTGGCGTCCTTCGGCGCCTCCGGCATCCCCGGCGCGTTGACCTGCACGAACTGCGTCGTGTCGACGTCCTGATAGTTGATGAAGAGCGCGCCGGTATCGCTCTCCCACCAAAACGAATTGGGCAGCGCGCCGACCGGCGCCGTGTCGGAGATGATCGCGCCACCCGTCACCTTCGACCATCCGGCCGACTGCCGTGCGTACTGCGATCCGTCGTTCGGCGCGTCGCCGATCTTCGTGTTGATCGCCGCGTCCTGCGATGCCTGCTTGGTGTCGAGGTTCGTAATGTCCGACGTCGGATGCGTGTGCGGGCCGGGCGGGAACTCCGACGGCTTGCCGAGGACGTTGCTCCACTGGACCGCGCCGTTGGTCGCGAGGTTGTACCAAGCCTGCGTGCCCGGCTGCCCCGCGTTGCCGGCGCGGATGTAGTAGAGGCCGGTCGCCGGGCAATCGTCGGGCTTGCCGTCGAGCGTCGTTTGCAGGTTGACGACGTCCGAGATCGGATGCTGATGCGCGCTCGGCGGGAAGGTCGCCGGCTTGCCGGGCAGGTTCGACCAGTTCACCGTGCCGACGCCGTCGGAGATCGCATCGGCGATCTGCACATCGGTCAGCGTGGCGACCCATGCGTTCATCGCCCGCGCATAGGCTTTACCGTCCAGGGGCGCCTCAGAGACGCCGCCGGCCGTCTGCGCGTAGACGTCGAGGATATCGGCGTTGCGGTTCCACTTCTCGCCCCATAGGTCTTCGCCCGCCTCATCGTTGACGACGGGCTTCGTCAGGCCGAGGAACGGGGTTAGCGTGTCGCTCGCCATAGCGGCACCTTCGGGGGCTTCACGACGGCTTGCTGCGGCGAGGGCGCCCACGGCGGCGCCGGAGGCACGTCAGGGGCGCCCCAGTCCCGCGGCAGGCATTCCTGCTTGACCCAAAGATCGTTGCCGCAGACGCGCTCCTGCCACCAATCGGCCTTGTACGAATACAAGCCCATGCCGTAGCGGCCGGTGCCATAGCGGAAACCCATTAGCCAAACGACCTTATCATTGGAGCGATGGGCGAGCCCGAGAAGCGCGCACGATGCGAACTGTCGTTCGCGGTCTTGATCTGCGCCGTCGCCAGCGCCGAGAACGTTTGAAGCCTCTCGTCTTCGATGAGGTACGGCGCGCCGGCCGCCAGCGTGCAGTTGAGATAAATGCCGGGGTAGCGGTAGAAGACGTCGTCGGCGACGTCGCCGAGCGGCGTCAGCTTCTTGTAGTAGGCGACTTCGAATTTCGTCAGCGCGGCGGGATCGACCGGCGGCCAGACAAAGATCGTGCGGCCGATGTTCGTGTAATGGCCCTTGCCGTTGTACGGATAGGGGTTGTCGCCAGCCGCATAGAGCGGCGCCGGGCCGAGCATCCAATAGTCGTGGTTGGTGATGAAGTCGAAGGGCTTTTGCCCGCTCGGGCGAACGTACAGCGTCTCCAGCCAATTGTCCGGCATCACCGCGCAGTTGTCGTCGAAGGTCGCATACTGCCGCACGACCTGCTCATCGGTGCGCAGTTCGTCGTTCATGCGCGTCTCGGCGAGGCGCACCCATTGCATGACGAGCGTGTCAGGCGGATCGGCGTCGTCGACCCATTCCTTCACGCTGGCGATGAAGTCGGACAGGATCGTCATACCTGCCCCCAGTAGCTGAGCCCGTAGCCGGGACCCGATGGCTTCGGTTGGTTCGGCCCGAGCGGGCCGGTCATGCCGTTGAGCGGATATTTGCCCTCAGCGTCGGCGTAGCGATACCCGGTCTTCGGATCGATCCAGTAGGGCTGCGAGGAGCCCTGCGGCGAGGCGACCGGCGAGGAGACGCCCTGCGAGGAATTGTATTGGTCATGCACGACGTAGTTGTTCGGCTGCGACGCGACGTAGGAGAGCGTCGGCGCGGTCGTCTTCGGCGTCGTCGTGGGCGTCGTCGTCTTGGCCGTCGGCGGCGGAGCCGGCGGCGGGCCGGTGCCCGGCTTGCGCTTGTCGACGTAGGCGGCGCCCTTCTCAGCGGCGCCCTGCGTCACCGGAGCGGCCGTCGAGCCCGGCTGCGTGAGCGTCGGCGGCGGCCCGACGGCGCCGCCCGAGAGCCAGTTCGTCATGTAGCTCGGGAGCCCTGTCCCGGCATCCATGCCGGCGGTCTGGAAGTCGGTGTGCTGCACGGCCGGCTTGTCGGGCGTGATGCCCGACATAGTCTGCGGGTTCCAGGCTTCCAGCTTGCCGGCCGCGTTGGTGATGGCCGGCGTCGTGTTGGCGCTCGCGCCGGCCGTCGAGGCACCGCCGCCTGCCGCGCCAGGGCCGCCGAAGAGGGTGCCGTACTGTCCCATCAGACCGTCCCCCTCCAGACACGGAATGCTGCGTTGTCGGGATCGTTGAGCCATTGCGCCCAACGCTTCTCGTCCCACTGCTCGCGCTCGCTCTGCTCGTAGACGAACAGAGGCACGCCGCGCGCGATCAGCTTCATCGATCCCTTCTGCTCCTCGCCGAGTTCGCGATTGCGCTGCGCGAAGTCGTCGGGATAGGAGAGTGATGTGACCTGCGTAAATCGATACGGGTTGTCCGGATCGACGTGGATTTCCCGGCGGACGGTGCCGCCCGCCGAGAAGTAGACGAGAGGGTCCGCCATCCTACGGAACCGGGATGGTCGCCCCTTGCTTCACGCCGTTGTAGACGATGTGTGCAAGGCCGTTGCGAACTTCGGTCCCCCACTCCGCCAGGATCATCCGCGTCTCGGCATCGCCGACCTTGGCAATCGGGTATTGCCTGAAGGTTCTGTAGAAGGCGATGGCGACATATTCGGGATCGAGTTGGAGCGCGAGATCGGTCGGAAGCCAACGCGACGGTAGAGCGGTGATGCGACCGAAATCGGTTGCGATCACGTCCACAGTTGCGACGACTTCCGTCTTGCCGACCATGACCTGCGAGCTATCGCGACCCTTGAAGGTCGAGATGGTCCGCTTGATCGCAGGCGGCACGACAAGCTTCGTCGGCTCGGCACCACGCGCGTAAGCAGCCTCCATCGCATCGCCGACCGTCTTCTCATCGAAGGCGATCTGCGAGGCTCCGGCGACCGCCGCCCAGGCACCGCCCGCGACCGTCGGCAGACCCGTCTTCACGCCCACCACTGCGGCGTTCGCGTTGGCGAGCTTGTCCGGCGTCCGCGCGATGGTGTGCGGGATGCTCTCGGTCTTGCGCGGCGTCGGCGTCGTGTCGTCACCATCGACGCGCTCCTGCCGCGAGCAGGAGATCGCTTCGACGTCGGACTTGAGCGCCTTGGACTGCAAGGCCATCTGATGCGCCATCTCGCCGTTCTTACCGGCTGCGTCGGCGGCTTCCTGAGAGCCCGACACCGTGGCGTCGCGGCTCGAAATTTGGCAGACGTTCGACCGACGCTGCGTCGGCGTCGCTGCCCTGCGCTGCAACTCGAAACCCTCTTCGCGCGCGTTGTTCAAATCGACCGTCGGCAAGAACTCTGTCTGCCAATCGAACGTGCGGTTCTTGACTGTCCGCCGCCCCGCCATGGACACCACTGGAGTGTCGAACGGGTCGATGTTGTAGATCTTGTCGGAGAGGTCTTCTCTGTTGCCCTGCGCCTGATACGTTGTGAACGCATTGGCGACTTTTGCCATGTGCTATCCCTCGCGGTCGAGTATCCCTTGGAAAGCACGCTCAGCATCTTTCAAGCTGGCCGTGCGGCTGAGACGCTTCTCAGCCCGATCAAAGGTTCTCGACACATTCCCGCGTTGGGGGGTAGCGCCGTGTTGCCGTGTCGGGGTTGCATGTTGACGAACAGGCTTCGGCTTGTTCTTCATCATGCGGCGGTATTTCGAGGCATCGAGGAGGATGTTCATCGCTCTCGCGTCGTAGAGTTGAGCGACTTCCTCCGGGCTGTAACCCTCATCGTAGGCGGTGCGATACATGCTCTCTTGATCGCGCCGCCAGATGCGCTCGTTTCGCCATTCCGGGTGTGAAGCCGCCATCTTCGCCCGATTGGCGCTGATGTAGTGCCCGATCCTTTCTTGGTAGATCGCCGCGCGCTCGGCTTCCGCGCGAGCCCGGCTCTCTCGGACACTATCCAGCTTCTTCTGTATCTCGTCCCACTGGAACTTCAGGTAGGACGCATTCTGCGGGTTCGCACGCCACTGCTCTTCCCAGTTCGGCTCCTGCGGCATGAAGGTCTCGACGATCTGCAAGAGCGCATTCGACTGATCGATGTGCTCGGCGAGCTTGCCGTCAAGTTCCTGCTTGGCTTGGTAGAGCACCTTCGCGGCGTTGCTGACTTCACCGACGCGCTGATGAAACGTCTCCTGCCTGATGTAGCCATTCAGCGCCTCGCCGAGCGACACCTCAATGGGTTTGCCGTCGACGTTGACGCGGACGATCAGGTTCGGATTGAACTCAGCGGTCTGCTCTTCGCCTTCCTCTTCGTCTTCGTCCTCCGGCTCATCCGGCTCGTCTTCGGGCTCGTCCTCCGGCTCCGGATCGTCGCCCTCAGTGGGGTCGTCCTCGCCCTCGTCCTCGTCCTCGACTTCGCCGAAATTCTGCTTTCCACCCTGCCGCTCCGCGCGCGCACGGCGGACAGGCTCCGGATCGTCGTCTGCGCCGCCTTCGGCCTCCGACCTGTCCATCTGCCTGTTCGGGAAAACGTCTTCTAGGTCTTGCCGATTGTCCTCTTCCGCCTCGCTCTTGCGAGCGGTGCGTCGAACAGACCGGGACGGGCTCTCAGCATCCATTGCCGTGCGGAACGCATCGGTTGCTTCGCTAAGACCCTCTGTGCCTGCTATGCGTTCGGGCACTAGGCACTCTCCTTCTGGCGGCGGAACTTAATCGCGTTAGCGATGCTTCGCAACTCGCCAATTAATTCGTCCAGCATTTTTGCACGCATATGGAGCGGGATGACTTCGGGCGAGCCTGCGGGGAGCGCCAACAGGCGCTCAAGCAGGTTACGACGAAGCTGCGTCACAGCTTCAGCGAAGACAGCGTGCCCGAGCAGAGACTGCGCCTCAGCGGCGCGCTCAGCCTCCGAACGGGCTTCCCGAGAGGAGACCGGCAGGCATCCCTCCTTGCGCAAGTTTGGGCGGGCCGGCGCCGAGCGCCGTCCGCGTGGGCAATTCCGGCTTCTCGTCCGGGACCGGGGGCGGTGCCATCGTGGGAGGCATACCCCCGGCCCCGTCGATGGGCGCCCCGCCGCCAGGGGCAGACGCACCGCCGGCATCGATACCGGCGGGAGGGACGCGCGGGGCGGCCCATAGGCTCCTGATGGCGGCGGTATCGACGGCGGCGCCGTAGCGCGCATCGATCTCCGCCGCCTTCAGCATCTGATCGCCCTCTGTCTTGTCGCGCTCGCGGTCGTCGCCCATGGACAAGTCTTCGACCTTCACGCGGCTATCAGTGAGGATTTTGATGATCGACGCCCGGACCTTGTCGGCCTCCGCTTTCGCGTAGACCATCTCGGGGTTCTCTTTCGCCGCGATGCCCTGCATGAACTTCTCGACGGCCGCTTCGTCGACGGCCTTGAAGTAGCGCGTCGAGTTGCGCATCCCGGCGAGCGCCAGCGTGTCCTCGTAGGTGTTGCGCACCTCCATCGGCCCGCAGAGCGGGTTGATGGGGCTCGACATCATGATCTCTTTCTGTTGCTGCCCGATCCATTGCAGCATCATCCAGCGATCCATGTCGGAGCCCCGGCCCATCGCCGGGTTCGGCACGCACGCCATCGTCGCATCGAACTGCGACGGGTTCACGGGCACGTACTTGCCGCGCAATTGCACGACACGCTCGGGCACCGGGTTGTCGACGGTCTCTTGCAGAAGGCCGCTCATCAGGTCGACCATGAAGGTCGAGGCGGCCGTGCGCGCAACCAGTTCAATTCTTTCCTGCGCGCCCGTGATCAGCATATCGACGCCCTTCAGCGTCGTAGACTGCAAGGCTTTAGGATCAAGCCCCTTTGACTGCTCTGTGATGCCCGTTCGTTGAATACGAATGGCGTCGAGCCGGTCCATCATGCCGAAGACTTCGGCACCCTTGAAGTCGTACTGCAACTGCGTCAGGGCACCGATATCCTTGACCCGGATTGGTGCGCCAATCGCGGTGTTGAGGACATCGTCCCAGTCGACCAGCGTATCGACGCCGACAAGGCGCGGATAGATCGTCGAGGCGAGGCTGTCGAGCGCGCCGCGCAGCATGTTGGTGCCGATGACCTGAAGGTCCGCGCACAACTCCGCAACGCCGTGCCCGACGATGCTATGCGGCTCGGGATCGACGCAGCAAATCGCGTACTTGGCGCGCGTCGCCGGCTCATCGATCACGATCTGATCGTTGTCGCCGATGGTCGTGATATGCCGGAGTTCGGCGCGGCCATCGCCGTCCTTGTCGACGCGGATGTAATAGTCGCCGTAGCGGACGACGGGCTCCATGCTGTCGCGGCCGAACGGGCTGTCGGAGCCCATGTTCCGCAGCATCCGCTCCTCGCCGAAGCGCATGTCGCCGCCGGAGAAATCCTGATTGTCGGTGATGAGTTCGGGGGGCACGCCGAGATCGAGAAGCTCAGTCTTCGTCGCGAACCGCTCCTGCCCGCAGAGCGCCGCGTCCTTGACGCAGGTCGCGAGCCGGTTGATGCGGAACTCGTCCGGCGGCACGGCGGCGCAGCGATGCATGGGCGCGCGCTTCGTGTAGCGCACGACCATGTTGAACGAGAGGCCGATGGTGCCGTCCGGCTGCGGCGCCGGGACCGGGTCCATCCGGACCACTTCGGCGCCGGGCTGCGAGATCAGGAACTGCCGCTGCTCCAGCGACATCCGCTCGTAGCTTTCCTCGACGACCTGCGTGTTCTGATCGGTCCACCAACGGGCGACGCCCATCGCCTTGATCATGCTGTCCTTCAGGACGTCCTGAAGCAGCATGTAGCCGGGATTGTCCTGAAAGAAGACGTAGCGGATGTAGTCGGTCGCCTGCTCCGCCTGGGGCGCCCCCTGCTCGGAGTTCGGGATGAAATTCGTGACGCCGTCCTGCCCGGTGAAAATCCTCATGAGCGAGGGCAGCATCGACAGGATGGTGTCCTTCACCTCCGTCTTGACGATGGTCGAGGAGCCGACGGCCTCGTCGAGGGAGGGCTCGATGCCGAGATACAGCTTGATCCCGCGGACCCGGATCGGCATCAGGACTTCGGCGTTGAACTCGCGCGCGTCGGAGATCATCCCCCTGACGCGACTGGCATATTCGGAATTTTCGTCGGCAGGGGCGTCGCCCGAGGCATCGACGACGCGGGGGAACTCGCGGGTCGTCGCCGGGAGAGCCGCATCGAACGGGAGTTCGGTGAAGTCCATCCCCGGTTGGAGAGGCTGAGCGACCAAATCAGTACCTCCAAAGGCGGAGGCATTATGATGAGATGTTGCAAAAAGAAAAGCCCCCGCTAAGGCTGGGGGGCTGCGGCTGGGGCTTTTCTGCCTACGAGAGCCCTGGTGGGAAACTTCCTTCGGCGCCGGGAGCCTACGTCAGACGGGCGAGCCCTGGCAACCGCCAGCGGCCCCGGCCGGCGGCCGAGAAGGCATTCCGGCCGGCCCACCCGGCGACCTGATCGAAGCCGAGGGCGAGGTAGCGGAGCGCGTCGGAAGCGTGCGAGGCCCAGTTATGTAATGGTCTTGCATGTTGCGTGCCGAGGTTGATCGCCGGGGCGCTCTGGTAGGCTTTGACGCTCACGAGGCCGGGATCGCAGTTGCCTTCGTCGAACCAGCACGAGGGCAGAAAGGCTCTTACAGCCGAGATGCCATCGTCGATTTTATGATCTCGGCAAATGGTGACGTCGAGGCCGAGTTGTTGGAGGACTTCGTATCTTGATAGTCCAGTACCCAGTTCTCGGGCTTTGACATCATGCGGGAGAATGTGGCCGCTATACTGATAACCCTTCTTTTGAAGCATCGCCACATAGTATTCCAGCGGTTTCCCTTTGTCCTGGAGGAAATCGATGATGTGATACTCTTTACCGATGCGCTGACCGAACCAGATCGACGTATTGTCGTGCATTCCAATATCCCAACCCGTGACGACACCGGCTCGTCGATCATAAGGGACTTTGGTGATCCGCCCCTTGCTTTGAAGTTCGACAATAAGGTCTCCATAGTACGATCCTTCGACTGGAGCATCGAAACTGCACAGCATTTCCCGAGCAAATTGGTTCGGCGTCATCTGACGCTTCATTTCCTCGACTTCGTCCGGAGGCAAAGCCGTGGTATCCGTAACGGGAATAACAAAGACGTCCCATGTATCCGGGTTCTTCTTCGCTCTTTCAAAAGCCTCAAAAAAATGATCTCGGCCCTGCGGCGTTCCTGAGAGGATGGCAAATCCACCATAATCCCCAAGAGCGGGGCGAACCACAACGTCGAAACATTCAGGGTGGAGCAGCGGGAACTCGTCCAATACTGCACCGTCGAGATACAAACCGCGAATGCGCTCGTATGCCTGCGCGCCGCCATAGAGACTGATCTTCGCGCCCGTGGGGAGAGTGACTGAAAGTTCGCTTTCTGAAAACTTCGTGCCTGGAATGACGCCCGCATATTGGTTGAAGTACCCCCAAATCAGGTCTTTCGTCTGCGCGAAACTTGGGCCGATGTAGGCATAGCGGGGCGGCGGGAAGGCGCGGCCGTTGCGGAGCGCCGCCCGGAGCAGTTGGTTCGCCTGCGCGACCGATTTGCCAGCACGTCTATGTGCTACTGTTACCATCCATCGCTTCTGCGACTGATGCAGCGGCCAGAACCATTTGCGCGGAACGTATGGAATGATGATCTCAGCCAAGGAAGCCTCGATTGTTCTTCGGGTCGAGAGCGGGGGTGTCCTCCGGCTCGTTCTTGTAAATGATATCGGTCAGCGTCTCTTTGACCGGCGTCTCCTGCGGGTCGATATCGTGGATCAGATCGCTGAGGGTCTTGCCGTCGAAGAGCGCGGGCGGCTCGATCTTGTAGGCGAGCAGCCGGAGCCAGTAGGCGATGCGGTAGCGCAGCCTCATTTCATCAGCTTGTCCAGCATGGCGCGCAGCGAAGCGGTGTGCGCCTCCTCCATTGTCATCTTTGGCGCCTTGGCGCGCTCGTTCCAGTAGGCGATCATCCGCTCGGCGCAGGGCAGAAGCCGGCTGGAGACGTCGACAGCCGCCAGGAACAGACAATAGCCAATAAAATCAACCGTGACGAGGCAGCCGTTGAGAAATTTCGCCTCGACGTAACGAATGCCGCCGTAGTCCATGATTTCCCAATAATATTTCTTCCTCACGAGAGCCACCATCGCAGCACGAGGAACCAGAACCCGAAGCCGAGGGCGACGCCCGAGACGAGGGCGTAGCCGCGCAAGCTCACTCCCGGCTCCGGATGATCTTCTTCGCCTCATCGAGCAGCCGGTCGACGGCGGCTCCCTCCTCAACGCTCTCGCCGAAGCTCCAGACTTCGGTTTTCGCGCCATGGGAGGGGACGACGATGCAGACGATGGACAGGAGCCCGTCGCGCTCGGCGCGCTTGAGCAGCTTGCCGAGGGAGAGGACGACATTGTCGGCGTTGCGTTCGCTCATGACAGTCTCACTTCCGGATAGCCTTGAATGGCAGCGAAGAGATCGGACATCTCCTGCGTCGTCGGGAAAGCATCGATCTTCAGCCCGAGAGCGCGGTAGAGCAGAAAGTTCGCGGCGACGAAGCGCATCCGCTCCGGCAGCTTGGCAAAGTCCGGGTTGGTGTACGCCAGCGTGGAGACGAAGCTGGCGAGTTCCGAGCCCATCATCGTGATCAGGAAGGCGAACCTGTCCAGTTCGTCGTCGAGGAGATCGGTCGTGCGCGCGATGGCGTCGAAGTGCTTTGCGAGGACGTGCTGCGCGAGATCGTTGACCATCTGAGGATTGCGCTTCACTGCTCCTCCTCCAGCCGGTCACAGAAGCCGCGGATCATCGCGACGATATCGGCGCGATGGACGTTGCTGGCGTAGTTGAATTTCCCGCTGTCATTGGCCCCGATGAAGATCGTGATGTGCGCGTCCGGCCATGCCTCCAGGCAGGTCTTCATGATCGCCCGCATGAAGTGGGCGGCCTTCTCCTCCGCCGGCCCGTGCGTTCCGGGGACGGCGTTCTCTTCGCTCGGGGCATCTTGCGCGAACTTCTTCACAGCCGATCCAGGGTGCGGCCGACGTAGACCAGAATGCGACAGACGGTCTTCCAGTAGTCGCTGTCGGCGTGACCCGGCAACTCCTCCGTCAAGATGCGCATCAGGTCTTCGTCGGGTCCTCCACCTGCCAGCGGATCGCTATCGCGCCGGAGCCCGGCAGCGATGCTCCGAAGGTCAGGCCGAGCGGGGTGCTCGCTTGCTGCCCCCAACCCCGGCTTCGGCCGCCGTTTGTAAGAACCCATTTTGCCACCTCCAGCCCGTGCGTGTCGTCGTCGAGCGCCTTGATGACGTTGCCCTCCGCCCGGTCGAGCACGAGATCGGCCGCTTTGGCGCGCTCGGTTTGCAGGGTTTCGTCCTTGGAAATGAGATAGCCGAGCCGGGCCGTGTCGGTGCCGAGGATGCGCGCCGCCTGCTTGACGTTGCCCTTGGCGAGCCAGAGGGCTTCGGTGCATCTGACCGGATCGAGCGGGACGTCGTCAGGCCAGGGGATCGCCGTCTTCTTCGTTGTGTTGGCTGAGACGGCGACGGCTCTGCTCTTTTTCGCGCCGCGTCGGATCGCACTCATCGACCAAATCCTTCAGATCGCCGTAGGTGACGGTGACACCCCACACACCGAAGATGATGTACTCGTCCGGCGTCTTGGCGAGCCGATGGGCCATGTAGGCATCGAGCAGGTTCTTCGGGACCCGCGGCCGGAACTCGCCATCGTCGGGCTCGCGTCTCGGCGCGGGCGTTCGCTCGATATCGCGCCGCAAGGCGGCTTCCAGCGGAGGGGCGAATTTGGGTCGTGGGGTGCGGCGCAATGGCATAGCGTCAGGATAAGACAAAAAAGAAGCCCCGCAAGGGGGCTTCTGGAGGTCAGGCGGTCGTGTCAGGCTTGGGGCTTGCCGCCTGCCGGGGCAT